TGCGCTCACTCTGTCTTACATTTAAGACAAGGAAAGCATCACTAATTCTTTTCTCTAATGATTGAGCCATCTGTGCAGCTGTACTAAAGTCAGCAGTTTTACCAACTTGTATTACTGCTACATCCTCTGGTCTACCTTGAACGATTGCACCATTAGCTGCTTTAGCTATGGTTGCTGGCTTAGTTGTTGAGCTAGGAGAGACAAGGAAGATAACCTTACTTGCTGCTGCTGCTCCTTCAACTAGAGCTTGTGATAATCCTTCTAATGATTTGAGGTCGCCTAAGAATTCTTCAACTCTTCCGCGTCCATATTGCTCACCGTCAACCTCATTAAAGGTTAGAACTAGCCAAGGGCTTGCGTTCTTAGGTGCAGAGCTTCTTGTCTCTGGGATTATTTTATCGAGAACCTCTTGATGCCACTCCCATCTGCCGTTCTTTAGTTTCACGCACGTGTAAACTTCGACATCATCAGATTGACTACCTTGTGATTCATCGATTGCGGTGTTCGGGACTGGGACTGGAAGGTCAAAGCCGAGAACATCCTTATTTATCAATTCCTTTGTAACTATTTCTAGGACGTTACCGTTTCCATCTCTATTGACGACATACCTATTCAGTGGGTAGTTCTTTATACCATCCTTACCCATGAATAACAGAGAATTACCACCAACAATTAAATGTTTAAGTGCTTGATGGATAACTACTCTGTCATTTGATGCAGCGATATAGTCCATGACCATTCGCTCCATCTTGGAAAAAGAAAGATCTAATTCACTCTTAGCCTCTGGTGGTATATCTTCACCTAGCTTATCGTCTCTTACCTGTAGCTTGAAGAAGCTAGTCTGGGGAGGAAGGATGCTAAGCATTAGCTTTGCTGCTAACGCTACACAACACTTAGCTCCCACTGACTGCCAAGGTACAGTTAAGGTTTCGTGTCTAGGTCTTGAAGATGTATCGTCTTGAATTAAATAAGGTAACGTGAGCTTTGAACATTCAACGGCTTTGTCTAGGAATTGACGTCGATCTGTGACCAGTTGATTGTATCTCTCACGTGCGTTCATGGTGTATTAATACCTCCCGTTGAATCAGAGCCAGTGTTTACATTGCTTCCTAACTTGATTCTTAATGCACCTGTACCCTTAGTCATTGGGTTCTTATCCTTCTTACTACGTGCTCTCTTTACCTGTGGATTTACATCTGTAACCAATGGATCAGGTGAAGGTAAAGGTGAAGCTGGTGGTGCAGGTGGTGGTGGTGCAGGTGCTAATGGTGGTGGAGGTGGTGGGGATGGTGACTTAAATAAGCACATTAAATTTCCTCGTCCATAATGGATCTTATATATTCAATGACGCTGGCTTGACCAGCGCGGTACATAATTACTTGTACGTCTTCTTTGGGATGGATAGGTTTCCAACCAAAGTTTTCCTCAAGCTTATCTATTAGCTCATCCAACCTATCGTTGTGGAGCTTAAGCGTACTGAGGGAGATTCCGGTTGTCATGTTCAAAGAAAGAAGGCATTCTGCCTCGTTTTGTCTCGTTAAATTGTGGGGCTTTCCCCTCGTACATCAGCCGATCACTTGCATCTAGCCAAAATTTTTTGTCTAAATATTTATCGCTTGTATTCTCTGTTAAGGGTTCAAGAATCCAGTTAATTGTGGCTTTCCTAAGTTTGTCCAGAGAACCACTAGGGCGTAGACCCATAGCAGCACAAACGAGAGAGTTAGTGGCAACGTGTATTTGTTCGTCTCTGCTGATGTCGGCGCTGACAGTCCTAAGACCAGCATCGCCGTTAAAACGAAAGAAGGGAAGAAGTACGAAAAATATTGCACGTTCAATCACCAATGCTTTTGTAATCATGTGGTCAGGGTGTCCCTCCCAAGCAGCTCTTAACAACAGAGCTTCTCGTTCGGACTTATCATCTACGCCTATAGCGTCAGTGATATAACCAAGTGCGAGGTCGTGCTTGACCTCGTCTTGGACGTTAGATTCTAGAAGTATGCGTGCGTCATTAGGTACATCTTTCTCAAGAGCTTCGGAGATAAAATCCCCAACTGGAAGCTCCATGTGCCTAATTGCCAAAGCGCGGTAGATGGTCTCTTCAGCTCCTTCTTTAAGTGTTCCTCCTGTAGTTTTGACAGGAGTCCATGTTCTCTTTCTTGCGAGTAACTTTTCATACGGGTTCATTGTTGACAGTCACAGGTAATTTCTTCTGGGGTACTCAATATGTCTGCTAAGTAAGTGTCAACGTCTTCTTGATCTAAGGCAGCATAAGCATCTGACTTATCCTGTACGTCGGACATAACTTGCAGAGAATAATAGAGAGACGTCTGTGGACTATCAAGCCACTCGTCTATAAATGCTTCATCGTAAGTCACTACATCACTCCAAGAGTTGAAGCTGTAGCCATGAAGCAATCCTGTTTTTCCTAGCATGATCATTACCTGATCAGCTACTTTCTTATATGCATCCCATCCAACTTCGGATGCGATTTCTACGTCACCATATTCATATTGTTGTACCCCGAATGTACCTGAGTCTCTATCTACTGTGCGAGCTATAGGTGGTGCGATCTCTGGAGTTGACGTGAAGCCTTCGAGATCTTTACTTCTATAAGAACAAGATGCAGTTGGAGCTATGGCGAATGCTCTATCCATCTCGTACTGGTTTGCAATAGACGCAGCCTTTTGTATGCCCAAGTAAAGTTCCCGTGCTGCGATGCCACTGGTACCTTCGACCCACTCTCCTTTATTAATACTTTCAAGTGAGTCGCCAAACTGGGCGTAAGTAATGTTATTTAATCTTAAGAAATTAGCTAGTCCAAGGAGTCCAAGTCCGACTTGGCGATCCTTTTCGGGCGGAAGATATTCTCCAGATTCTTCGACACCAGTTCTGCTGTGGAGTTCGCACAACGAGGACATACCCTCAGCGAAAGCTCCACTAAGTTCTCCGATACGGCAAGCCCCCAAGTTGATGTGCTGAAGCAAACATGTGGACCTGGATCCGATGAAGATTTCCAAGCATACGTTGGAGTAAATTCTGTTTCCATTTTGATCGTGTTTTATTTTGGCAAGCCAGATGTCCCCTTTGGCAATTCCTTTAAGGACGGCGTCTCTAACTTCTGTAGTTGATTCTTCCCAGTCTTTAGGGGTGAGGTTAATGCATCTTTTGACCCAAGGAAGTTCTGCACGGGGAGTATGTATGAACTCCAGAATATCGCTGTGCCGGAGGTCAAGAGTAACAACACAAGCGCCGTTACGGTACGTGCCCCCTCTCCGAAGAATTTCATTTAATGTTGAGTAGATTTTTGCGAAAGATACTGGTCCCGATGCAACAAGTTTGTCATTTCCTTTAATGCTTTCGGTTCCTTTGGGTCGTAGTTTTGACAAGTGAACTGCGACACCTGCTCCATATCTGAGAGCTGTTGATACAAATTTCCAAGACGCTTGAATGCCATTGTCTCCTTCCATTGAGTCTTCAACAACGAAGACGGTACATGAAACTGGAAGACGTGAGGTGGGATCGTCAATCCATGACTGGACTCTGCCAGTTCTTGCTATTTTATTTGCCATTTATACTAAGTCCTGTAGGGTAGGCGGTTTATAATTTTTGCTCTTTAGAACTTTGCCGTCTTCCCTATATGTAGGCTTTCCATCCTCATCTAGTTTCGACATGTTACTTGCATGGACTCGACGTAGAGCTTCGTCTAAGTCCCAATTCATATTCTCTGCGTATTGATAGCAGACATAAACAAGATCAGATAACTCTTTAAGAGCATCTTCGTGGAGAGATAAGCTCTGTCTGAATAACATACCTTCAGCTTCAAGAAACTCTTTAAACTCTTCAAGGATTAGATTCTTTTGTAAGTTTCTAGAACTCAGGGTTTGGATATTCTTTACTCCGAACGCTTTCCTGAACTCTTGTGCTTGTTCTTGATTCGATTTCATTTGATAAGTAATGGATGGCTTTTGTTAGGTCTTCTATGTCGTCGTTCTTATAACCTGCTCGGCATACATACTTGACTACGTTTCCGAGGTGGAATCCAAGTTCTTGGTCCCTAATAAAATCCCAAACATTAATGGAACCTCGTCGGTAGTAGTTTGGTCCGTGGTCGTTGGTGGTTTCGGCCATGCTTGTAGTAGTTGTTTGATTGAATTCCCAAGCACCATGTTTTGATGTTGGAGTGCCATTAAGACAGTGATTAGATCCTCTTTCTGTGTTTTAGGATCATTAATTGCTATCTCAATTGACTTCAGTCGGAACTCTTGCTCCGTCGTCAACTCTGTATTCGGGGGTGGGGGTCCATAGGATTGGTTCTTGTTTGTCATGGTCAAAGTCGTCAGTGGTGAGTATTCGTGCGAGTCGTGCATTAACTAATGCGTCTGCTTCAGTCAAGCCTTTATCTACGAAGGTTTCTTCGACTGCTTTCCATGTGTACCCTTTCTCTTCGAAGATACTTGTTGCTCTTTTAATACCTATGTTTGGACATCCTGCGTAGCCGTCGGTATTATCACCCGCCATCGCTTGTGTTAAATGCCATCGAGCACCCTCTTCTGGTGTGATGTCTACTGTTTCTTTAAAGTCATAGAGTTTACCAGGGATCTGTCTCATATCTTTATCAGGTGAGACAATAATATTTCCTGGGTACTTGGTCGCATAAATTCCAAGAGCATCGTCCGCTTCCAACGTATCTATAGCTATAACTTTGTATTCTTTTTTAAGTTTATTTATGACCCTTTTGAACCCACAGGGCTTTTTTCGGTTTCTGTTTCCCTTATATTCGGGTAGAATTTTTTTCCTAAAATTATTAGGGGTCGTAAAAAAGAGGATCATCTCGTCAAATGAGCCAAATTCCCTTCTGATCTTGCCTAATTCACGTGCAACACACGAATAAGCTTTTTTAAAGGACGAAGTGACAACAATGACGTCATTTCCGAAATCAAGTTCGGTTTCTGTTGCGGCACAGCATTTATATACTATGTAATCGCAATCTATTAATAATTTCATAAATTAGTGGACGTCAGCCCATGTCTTACCGATTTTTGCTTCGGCTTCGATGGGACAACGGAGTGAATAATATTCCCCTGCCAGTGCTGCACTTAATTCCAATGTAAATGCTAATTCCTCAGAATGATGCTTGTGAACTTCGTATTGAAGCTCGTCATGTATGAATCCAAGTTGATGTGCTGTAGGGGGTAGGTGTTCGTTAGCTATAACCATTTGCCGCTTCGCGACTATCCCAGCCGAGCCTTGTAAAAGGTAGTTGAGAGCCTTGTGAGAGCTGTCTAATAAGATCTTGCGCCCATCTATCCCTTTGACGAAACCTTCTCTTGCTCGTACGTCTACAGCCCTTAGAAGCTTATCTAAGCCATCAATAGCTTCGACGTATGCAGCTCTTATTTCTTTTCCTTTCTTCTTGGCTTTGGATGGCTTAAGTTCTGGATCAACTGACAGACCTAACTTCTGGTCTCCCCCGCCATATAAAAAGCAGTATGTAACTGTCTTTACTTGGCGTCTGGAGATTCCAATTTTGTCTGCATTAACTTGATGTATGTCTCCATTAAGTAGGATGTCGGCATACCTTCCATCGTCATGTCGTGCAAGATAATGGGCAAGCATCCGTAACTCAATCCCAGACAAATCAGCCCCGCACATAACGAAGCCGTCTGTTGCAGTGAATAGAGCGCGGAATCTAAGATCGCTCGGCGTTTGGGAGACATTGGGACGTCGATGGGCGCAGCGAAAAGTATTGGTAGCTACTGAACAGTGATGATGTATCCTGCTAGACGTCGTAACAAGCTTCAGCCATGCGTTCACGCCTTCGGATAGAATCCCTAAAAGCTTCTTCAGCTCTAGGCATCGAAGAAATTTCATCGCTGTATCCGACCCATGGTCCTTTAGAACACTCTCGTCTATAACGGGCTTCCCGTTCGAGCTTATTAATGAGGGTGTCCATGTATAATGAGTAGTCAGTATCCATGCGATATGGTCTCTAGAGGTAACATTAAGTTCTTTTAACTTCGTGAATTTGCAGCCTTCTACATAACCTTTAGTCTGGTTATTTCTTTTAGGAGTGAATTCCGTGTCTGCCACGAAAGGGTGCCTGTTTCGAAGTAACTTAGTAGTTTCTTCCAGTTCGTTTCTGAGATCTTGTTCAAGTTCCCATGCAGATTTCTCATCAAAATGCCATCCATGTTCCTCTTGGGTAGTAAGTATTTGTGCAACTTGATGCTCTAGCCAGCACCAGTCAGGTAAGTCCGGAAGCGCTCGCATAGTTTCATAGTTACTTGTACGTCTTGTTGGCAGTAGTCTTCCATCTCTTGTGACCACTCAGCCCAGTCAGTCGTCTCGCCAAATTCACCCTTATGCTCTCCTAATCTGTAACCCCAAGCAGCTAGACTGTGACGTCCTTTAAGATTGGATGGCATATTTGCCCGCTTTTCATCTACAGAAAATAAGTTTGGACAGAATAATCTAGAGAGAATAAGAGTATCGAATGGTTTACCACTGAGTTTAAAATGGGGATATACCTTACGGAGTGCAGGTAAGTCATACCCAATAATATTGTGACCGATTAAATGCTCAGCATTAGAAAGTTCTAGTAAACCTTCAACAATGCTTGGGCATGTACCTTGGTTGTTATATGTATTGAGTTTGTCTGTTTCTGTGTTGTAAGTGACAAGGCAGTGAACCTTGGAAACCGTCTTTAATAAACCATTGGTTTCAATGTCGAATACGATCATTAGAAGTCAGAGGATGGATTGAACGACTCTGTCTCTTCTTCAAAGACACAAGTGTCCTTGTTATATGTAAGGGTTGAGGCTATTCCCACGTCTCCCGTGTATCGGTTCTTGAGCACGCGCAGTACGGTGGATCTATCTCCTTCCTTCTGTTGGTTAGCTTCTAATCCCCATACGTTATCGCTTATCTGGCTTATGCTATGTGACCCTCTAAGACCTGAAAGAGATACTCTACCGCCTTCCTCCGCAGAGGTTGAGCCAGTACCTGATCTTCTCAAATGACTTACTAGGAATAAGCTAATACCAGTGCGTTGAACCAATGACCTTAAGTTGGTCATTGTCTTATCTATACATCTACGCTCGTCCTGTACTCCATCAAGACCTGAGAGTAGGATGGATAAATGATCAAGGAAGATGACTTTTGTTTCGAGACCGAGAGCCATATATTCGCAACGGCTATATATAACGTCAGGATCAAGACTCCCAAAGTGGTCATACAAATATAGATTCCAATTAGCCAAGCTACGATCATACGCATCTTTAAGCGTTTTAGTATCATGTTCTCCTATGTGTAAGGCTTGACCTGTAGCAACAGACATCAACCCTAAAGCTGTACGTCTATTAGACTCTTCAAGGGCTATGTATCCAACCTTGACACCATCATTAAGTAGATCAACTGCTAACTGGCGACAGAAGGTACTCTTACCTTGCCCTGTACCAGCAGTGATGGTTGTTAATTCTGAGCCACGCATACCGTGAGTTAGTTTCTGTAACCCTGATAGCTTGTACTCGTGATCGCAGGGAGTATTAGGTGTAGTGACTACTTCTAATAAGGTCTTGCAATCAACAATACCGTCTGGCTGATAAGGATCAGCGTTATAAATAGCATTTCTAATTGATTTGGTGTCTAGTTTTTGGCATGCATCTGAGGCATCCTTATACTCAGCCAGCTTTGCAATCTTTACCTTACCCGCAGGTAAGATACTTGCTGCTTCTTGTGCTGCTTTCTGCCCAGCTTCATCGTTGTCAAAGAATAAACATATCTCTTCGTACCCTTGGAGGTAGGAGATTTGTTTTCTTAAATCTTTTTTTGCGGAAGCTGCACCGTGAGGAAGTGAGACATGTGCCCAGTTTGGTAACGCCTCCCAGCCAGACATCGCGTCTAGCTCGCCTTCATAAATAGTGATCCGTGTACCACTACTAGGGAATAGATGCTGACCAAAGAGAGTATCAGTAGTTGTCCCTTCATACTTAAATTCCTTTAATTTGTTTTTTGTTTTAAATCCCTGAAGTAAGCCGCTGCTGCTGTAATAAGGGAAGCGTAGAAGTTCGCCATCCCTGTAGACTTTGTAGTATTCGCAGGTTGCTTCACTAATATTTCGTTTAGTGAGTCGTTGAGCTTGTCCTTCGTATTTGACATTTGGCACATTAAAAGTGGGGTGGGTGTCATCTAAAGAGGTATATGAATGGCAGCTATAGCAATATGTGTTATATGTATAAACTGCCTTAGCGTCAGACGAGCCACATACCTCGCATGGCTCGTGACGTATAAACTCACCCTGTTTCATATCAACCAATCAACAGGGATATCGTGGTAAGCACACCATTTGATGTCATATCGATCACACCACATGGCATACGTGGTTTTAGATTTTTTACTGATCTTTTTAAATGGATCTTGAAAGACCATCCTGAGATCTATATCAGGGTTGTCCTTGAGTACGGCACGAATCTTGCGCCTATCTGGAGCATCCCAATAACCCTTTACCTCCAGTATTCGTCCGTTCGGAAGAATGAAATCTGGAGAGTAATGATGTTGAATTACATAACAGAGCCTCTTACTCTCGTACTCATAATCAATATTTAATTCAAATAAAAGATCAGCAACTTTCTCTTCGAGTTTGCTTCGGAACATTAGAAGTCATCAGATTCCACTGAAGACGGGGTTCCAGAAGCCTCCGTGGTGTCAATGTCACCATCCTTAAAGCCTTGAGTTTTACCAAATAAACTAGCAACTCCTGACTCATCAAGATCTCCACCGAGGGAAGCTCCCTCTTGTACCTTGACAATCTGAACACCAGATAACTTTAAGCTAGTGCCGTATGTTGTATCATCACGCAATATGTAAGGCTTCTGAATAAAGCCAATCTTTACTTCACTACCTTCGTAAACTGGGAGGTTTTCGTCTGTTATTAGAGTACCTTCGCAGTCAACGATAGGCGGCTTATTCTCTTCCTTCCATGAGAACTTAACTACATATTTCCCAGGATAAACTTCCTCCCAAGGAGTAGGTTTTAATGTCGCTCTACTAGGCTTGCATTTTAATTTACCTTGTGCCCATTCAAGAGCTTCTTTTCTCTCTTCTTCTAGTTTACCTACTATATCTTCATCTACTATTGCTCTAAGTGTGTAGCCAAACTTAGAAGGCTTAAGTATTGCGTTGAAACCAGTTAGCTTAACAGGCTTTTCAGTGAGGTGGATGGTTCTTGCCATTTAACAAAAAAAGTATGGTGAATCAATTACTTCGGACGGTTGAAGGTCTCCAATAATCGGCGGTTGGGTCTCTGCTTTGATTTCTCTAGCAAAGTTTTTTAGGGGTTCGTTCTCTGCGAATAGATGCATGTACGTTTTCCTTACCAAAGTGGAAAGGTATTTCATGTCAGTCGCTAAACACAGGACAGAATCATGTATGGTTGCTATCGGTTTGTCTCCAAATTCAGTAATACTGAGATGTAAAAGGGAGGCATCGTAGCTATGGATTAGGTTCGGAGCAGTTGCGTTCTTATGGTGTTTAAGATCAACTCCTTTTTCAGCACCTGCAATTCTTATCTGGGTTTCCCCCATTAGTTGAGTCTTTATTGTCTTTGTCTCATGTTTCATGAGCTTTTGAACAACTATGAATCCACTAGGAGTTTCCCATTTAATTACTTGTGCTCCATTTTTTATAGTCTTAGATATCTCAGTCTCAATCCAACGCATTACTTTCATAGGTCCGGGGACTACGTCCTCCATGGTTGACCTAACAGCGTTAACACACTGGGTAACTTCGTCTTTGTCTACCTTTATGTCTTTATCTTTAAAGGCTTCACGTATGTACGCCCGATTGCTGTAGGGCTTCGCATTATAGGGTATCACCATCACGC